GTCCATATACATATGGGAGCCGTTACAGAAAAACTCAGCGTCATTAGATGAACCAAAGCTGGCTATGACACCATCGTTAAAACGTAATGTACCTGTCATTACATCCCCTGCAGAAGCAGTGAATAAGCTATTTGATTCAGTTTCAGTAAAGTAACGATCATCGTGAGTATGACTACCATTAACTACAGTTGCAGTAAGAGTAGCGTTACCTAAGTTAGTAAAGGTAGCTGAACCAGTAACATCCCCCGTTAAGGTAAGGGTAGGATCTGCAGTAGCTGTTGTAGCTATACTTACGTCACCTACGTTTGTCATGGTTCCAGAACCAGTAACAGCACCTGTAAGTGTTATAGTAGGATCTGCAGTTAAAGCGAAGTCTAGAGTATTATCACTTGTTTGATACGTAACTGAAATGCCCGACTCTGAGTTACCAGATACCATCCCACCGACAATATCCTCAACACCTGCATGCCTTAGAGATACAGCACCAGAAGTTACAACAAAGTCTGTAGTATCAAAGGATGCTATACCCTTATTAGAAGTGCTTGCATTCTCACCTGAAATAGATCCACCTGAAGAGATGTCTATACCTTCACCAGCACTAAACTTAGCTCTTACTGCTGCAGAGTCTAGGGCAGTAGTAATACTTACATTGCCCAAGTTAGTCATGGTTGCGGAGCCAGTAGCACCGCCTGTTAAGGAAATAACAGGATCAGCTACATTAAAGTCAAGTGTACCATCAGTATCTTGGTACGTAACAGTAATACCATTTTCACTATTACCTGAAACCATACCACCTACAGTATCTTGAATATACTCCCCAATTGTTTTACCCTCAACGCTTACATTACCCGCTAAAGTACTACTACCTGTTACACCTAATGTACCAGTTATTGTTGTATTACCTGTTACACCTAATGTGCCACCTGCTGTTGTATTCCCCGTTACAGCAAGATTACCACTAAGAGTGCTATTACCTGTAACGCCTAGCGTACCACCCACTGTAGCGTTGTTTGTAACTGCAGCGCTATTTAGCGTAGATGCACCTGTTACACCTAGTGTGCCACCTACTGTAGTGTTACCTGTAATGGCTGCTGTACTGGATAGTGTTGTTGCCCCTGTTACACCTAATGTGCCGCCTACAGTAGCATTACCAGTGAGAACAGAACCACCCGTTACAGCAAGGTCTTCTGAGGTTACTGTACCTGTAAAAAAAGCATCCTTAAATTTAGCACCAGAAGAAGCGCCCAAGTCTAGCGTGTCTGTAGTCTTTGGTAAAACGCTACTAGATGAAACGATAAGGTCTTGGCTTGGGCCAACCTTAGTAATAGGCGAGCCTTCACCTGCAGTACCATCATGCTTGTGTCCTGTAGAGGCGTTAAATGCCCCTTCTACAGCATTGTATTCTGCGTCGAAGTCATCTGCATCAATAACGTTACCGTTGGCAATGTTGTTTGCAGTATCCTGTCTTGTGTAACCTGCCATGTCGTTTCCTTATTGTCTATCTTCTTGGCTGTATTCTAACAGAGCCGTGTCGAGTGTAAAGGTGGGATTAGTTGAAAGATCTTCTAGTCGCAATGCGATTGTTTTACCTGAACCGATAACGTTGGTGGTATATATTTTATCAAGCTCACCGCCAAATGTAGATGTATCAAATACAGAATTAGATGCACCAAATATAAACACAGATGAACCAGTACCAGAGATCTGCTGTGTCGCTGGCTGCACTACTCTATTGTTAGAAGCAGAAGCGAAATCGTACTTTATGTTTACATCTAAACTCATATTCCCTGTAGGTTCAGCGTACAAAGTCATTTTATAGAAAGTTTTGCGTACCTGGGGGTCACTTATAGGCATGAAAGGAGATTCATAGATAGCCTCTATAGGATCACCATTAAAAGCTGAGCCTGTCTCCATAACGTAAACGTAGCCATCCTCATTAGCAAAAGCTATAGTCTCCGCTGTTCCTGTATACCTGCTGTCTGCTACAAAAGCCTTTATGCCTTTAGTTGTAGACCAAGCCATACCTGCAGCACCCTGAGAGATAAATTTAGTAGCAATTAAACCTTTAGCAGCCTCAGTCTGTTCAGATAATACGTATGAAAAAACCCTGTATTGCGCCTTCTCTTTTAGTGTGACAGAGCAAAAGTTAGCTGACTGACTAAGAAAAGTATTGGCATCTTTAGCTATTTGATCAGAAGCTACATCCAAAGCAAAGTCACCAATACGATCAGTAGCACTTAATAGCCTAATACCATCAGGGGCTAGGTACATAATGTCACCGCCAACCTCTTGAATGGTATCTCCATTAATACAACCAATACGGTCTGTGATAGGCGATACAGTAAAATCAGCAGAGCTACTACCTGTTAGGCGTTTAATTGTATCAGAAGTAAAGATAATAAGCTGATCACGAAAGCTTGCTAAACCTGTAACGTCATTCGCTACGTTAATAGAGCCTGCACCATTAGCGACACTGAAATCATCTACAGTAAAAGGGGCAGTAAAAAATATGTTATTTCCTTTAGCATAAAAGGCAGTATCTTTAAATATAGCTACACTTTCTGCACCCAATACATCTGTACTATTAGATGATGTCATAAAGGTAGTAGTGTTGCCAGAAGTGTTATATATAGCAGGGTAGTTAGTACCGTCTACAAATATAACTTTGTCATCCCCATCTAGATTGTATAACACATTTTTAGCTTTGCCACCGTTAGTACCAACACTTGTTGCCATACTTGTCCAAGAAGAACCTGTACTATAGTAGTACTGGGTAAAGTTACTGGCATTTTTACGTGAGGCAACTATTCTTCCAGAGCTAACAACTTTAAGAGCTAATATAGGGCCAGACCCCGGTACAGTTGTTGTGCTGTACTTTTCATAGCCTCTTAGCTTAGAGTAGCCACCTTCTTTATTGGCTTCAAAGTTTTGCAATATAGTAGCAGAACCAACAGCATTTGTACCGTGCTGCAAAGGGCTAAGGTTGGACATAAGCCCACCCCTAAACTCAATAGGAAATGTCTGCCATTGTGTTGCCATTAGAAGTGCACTCTTGTATCGCGGATATATTCTGTACGGTTTATGTGTATACTACGTAATTGTTTGATGCCTTGCTCAAACTTCTGCATCGCCATTTGTGCTGCTTGCATGTCACCTCTAAATTGGTAGACATAGTACATAGCACCATCAACTATTACGTATTTGTACATTTCTGGGAGGTTTGGTACATCTGAATGTAACTCTAAATCAAAACCAATTGTGTAATATTCATAAATTAATTCGTAGGCCTTATCGGGGGCAGGTACTACCAAAAGCTCCCTACTAGGCGCTCTTACAATAAAATGAGGTACTGTTCTACCACTTGTGCTAGAGTTATACTCATAGTCAGCATACTTGTCAAGATATTCTTCATAGCTAAGTACTTTAAGTTTAACAGTATCTACGCCTAAACTGTCATTTCTCTTGATACGAAAGCTATTCATATTGATAGTCTTAGCATCATAAGGGAAGCTATAGCGAACCTCACCAGCAAGCAATACTTCTTCTTGCTCTACGTGATTCCAAGGCCACTCGTATTCTTCTTGTTGTATATGGCGAATAGAAGAGTTTACTGCATCTTTAGCAAAACTATAAAAGCCTGTAGTAGCAGCAAAGTTAGAAGATGTTAATTCTACTTCATTAAGCCTACGATTTACGTCATTAACTAATCCAAGATAATCGTATGCCATATTACTTCTCCCTCACGCGCAATAATACAGAGCGCTCATACTGTAGCGCACCTAAAGTAGTTATCTTACACGTAATTTTATATCTTTTATTATTGGTACCTAAGCTCAACCTAATAGTGGCAACTGTATTTGTGTAAGTGGTTTGTACAAACTGTAAGCCATCTACTACTTGTGCATTGCTTACTTCTGTTTTAACACCATCTGCATCATCAATAAACCAAGTAACTGCAGAAATAGTATCTGCGCCTAAGAAACGTGACCAGTCAATATTGTAGTCAAGCAATTCATCTTTATCTTTATCAGGCCACTTATATGACATTGTAAATCCTTATGCTGCTATATAAACAGTATTGTTATTTCCTTGGTATTCTATGTAAACAGAACGGTTTTCTGGTTTGATATGTATTACGTTACTATTATGGGGTATTGAACCTGCATAAGTATAACGGTTTTCTGTTTTTACTTTTACGGTGGTGCTGTTACTTGAGCTAGAACCTTGTGAAAGTAAGTGTATTACACGAGATCTATCATAATCGTCTTTATTAAAGTCAAACTGTACTGCGTTGGGTGTATCTAAATTAGTAGCAGTTGTTAGTAACAGCGTATTTAATGATATATTAGCTTTACCTGTAACGCTCTGAAAAGAATTGATAAAACTAGAAAGTGTCGCAGAAGGTACAGTTACATTTGCTTTAGCTTCTGTGGTTACGGCATCGCTTACTGTAATAGATAAAGCATTACTTGGTAGTATAAAGTTAGCTAAACCTGTACCTGTAAGTTGGCCTGTAACAAAAGAAGCAGTTACGTCATCTAAAGAAAGGTTAGCCTCACCAAAAACAGAATCAAAATCATTTACTTCTAGTGTAGCTGGTACGCTTGCTAAGGTAGTATTAGCTTTAGCATCAAATAAAATGTTTAAAGAAAATGTGGCAGATGTAGAGCCAGAAAGTATATTTGCTTTAGCGTCAAATGAAACAGTATTAATATTAGTACTAAGTAGATTACCTGCTAAAAAACCTGAAGCCTCACTACTAGTTGTGGCTTCAGATATAGCTGTTTCTGATATCGCAGAAAAGCCTAGCATTACTTTAGTAACCTATAGCAAGGTACTGAGCGTTAAACGTACCTGCATACTCATTTAGCCGGTCATATGAAAAACCAGTCCGACTTACCGATGTTGTCCTACCGCCCATAGAACATACAACAACATAACAAGCATTTGAAAACGCTGTTCCAAAGCTAAATGCCTGTGCAGTGTCAAGCGTACTGTTAAAGCTACCATACCTAAACTGGATATTTGGCCCGTTATATCTGTTGGTGTTTCTTGAATACCTAGCATTTATTGAATTAGTAGTTGCAGTATCTATGGAAGTAATATTTTGAAGTGCTCTTCCTGCGCTAATAACGTCAGTACCACTAATCTCAAGCATATCAACGTTCACAACGCCATTGCGAACCTCTAGGCTTTCATTCCCACCACATACTACCCGAAACTGGTCCGTGGTATGAAACTGGATATATGTGTTGTCATCCCCATCGTGAACAGCAATTGTAGATGGTTGCAACAAACCGCCATCAATTCTAAACTTCCTTGGCGTATACAAATTCTTGGCAGTCTCTTGGTTGAAACGCAGCCACGTTGTATCTTCACAACCAATCTCACCCATACGGGTTGTACCGTTGTAAAACTGAATGTGATCGCTGACGTTGTTATCAGCTTTGTAAACTCTGATTTCTGCATCATTTTGGCCCCCAGAACCAACATCAAGACGGGCATTTAGTTGCAACTCGCCTGTCATAGTGCCGCCACTCAATGGCAGCTTAGTGCTGTCAGCTACAGTGATATTTGCAGTACCGTTAAAAGAAACACCGTTGATGGTTCTTGCAGTTGTTAGCTTATCTGCGTTGGGGTGATAGCTTTCGTGAAACATACGATGACCAAAAACGTAACCAATGTTTGTATCAGCTTCTAGTTGTAACGGGTGTGGGCTTTCCCAATTATTGTAGTTTCCACCACCATCACGATCAGTAAGAATATAAAAATTGTTAGCGTTTACATGAATAAAGAAACTATCACCGTCACTATCATCAAAGTCCATTGTTGGCGTAGTGCCTTCAATACGTAAACGAGACACGCTGTTTGATCCAGTTATGGTAAGCGTACCCGTCATGGTGTCAGACGCATTACCACGCAAAAAGCGCGTATCACTTTCGCTCTCAGTGTAATAGCGCCCATCGTGGTTGTGGCTATCGTTAGCTACCGTAGTAGAAAGTGAAGCATTGCCTGAGCCATCCCAACTTACAGAACCTGTTACGTCTCCGGTGAGGGATATAGTACGGGGTGTAGTCCACTTGTCAGCATTTGGGTGATAGCCATCGTGAAATACTCGTTGGTATGTAGCGCCCTTTGACCAGCCACCAACAACAAAGTCATTTATGCCGCCATGCAGACCAAAGTACGCTGCATAATCACTACCAACGTGAAATTGCATAAAGGCGTCATGTCCAGCAGTATCTTGAAAAACTTCTAAAGCAGCCTGATTACCAGAGGCGGTATCCAATGTGTTTTCTGATTGAAAAGACAGCTTGTTGCCGCCTGTGGCTGTCCAAGTATAGCCAACGCCTTTTCTGATAAACCGACCATCGCTTTCAGTTTCAGTAAAGTAGCGCCCATCAAAACCTGTATAGCTGCTATCAATAGCTATATTATTAGCATTAACAGTAATACCACTACCACCACCTACAGTAAGTGTCCTGTTAGCAGTTAAGTTTCCACCACCAGTAAGACC